AATTGTTCATGGGTGGCAATAGTAAGCCTTCCGAATTGAGCGTTGTCGGTGTTACCACGGGTCTGTACTTCACTTACCCAACCACCACTATCAAACTCGTTATCGTTGATCAAAATTTCCACTTGATCGCTTGTAGTGGTAATGATTCTAGCAACTGACCTGTTAGGGGAAGTTTCAAAAATACGATTAACTTGTATGTCTGTGCGTCTATCTGGAAATACCAAATGTCCACCATCAGGATTAACACCAGTTAATAAGCTTTTTTGATGGGTAATTTGAGCCTCGTCTTTTGTTGCCATAGTTTTGGCAATAAGATTTTGCGCAATTTCGTCAAGAGTCTCGTCCGACGGTTTAATCCCTTTGCGGATATACGTATCCATTTCACCAGAATATTTAGTATAAAGGGCTTTTTCTTCTGACTCATTAGTACCACCAATATCCAAGCGATTAGATTGTTTATAAAGAGCTTCATATTTCTCTTTTATAATATCAATTTCAGCTTGAGTATCTGCTTCCTTGGCTTTTATATCTTCAAATTCTTTTTGAAGTTTTTCGTGAACATCACCAAGATCTTTAGTAATGTCTTTTTGCTTTTGTATTTCTTCACCAGTTTTAAAATGTTTACTTTCTATTGATTCGTGTAATGCTTTCATTCCTTCAACAATTGTATTTGCATTTTTATCATCATCTGACATTTTATACCTCTATTTGAATAATTGAGTTAATTTGTTAAATTCATCAACAACTTTTTTATTTATAACAGAATCACTCTGTTCGGTTGTTAAATTGACAGAATCACTCTGTCCGGTTTTTGAATCAATAGAATCTCTCTTTTGATCGTTATCATTTACACAAGAAAGCCGTGACGCTAACGTTACAGAAGCTTTTCTTGAAAAACATTTTGTGTTTATTAATAATTGTTCCAACTCTCTCTTTGTAGCAATTTTTTCAATTGTTTCAAGGTTTATTATTTCTTCATCAGATTTTACCGATGTAATTTTAGCTTTTGAATTTGCCGGTATTGATACAATTGATATTTCAAATAATTGTAATTCTTTTATAAGTTGTGTTCCATCAGGTGTAATGTCTGATTCAGTAATCTTAAATCCGATAGAAAAATCTCTTAATGCCCCCATTTCTAACAATGGAAATAAATCTTTAACTACACTGTTAGCTTTGGGCATACGGCCCTTAACAAACAATCCTTCATCAGTTTCTATAGCTTGATCAATAGTTCCTATTACTTCTCTAAGATCATGTTGTTTAAGAAATTTTATAGGCGTTTCACGATTAATAAGTGTATTTGCAAACGCTCCTTTGACAATTATATCGCCGTCTCTATCTCTATTACCAAAGGTAGAAGCCAAGCCTTCAATTTCGATAAAATCATTATTATCAGCTTGCTTGAATTGAAAATTTTTGCATGCAGATTTATAAGTAAGTTCCATAATATCCTCAATATTAGATTAATATATCCTATTCGTATGAAAAAATAAATAGTTTTATTATATTTACATTTATTTAGAAGCATCGATTGCAGATAAAACCACATCACTAGCTACTTCAGGATTTAATCTAGTTAACATACTTACTAGTTCTTCATCAAATATATTAACTCTTTCCCTTTCTTTTTCATCTATATCCCTATCCCTATCCTTATCTTTATCTTTATTCGACATAATCAACCTCCAATAAAAGTGTTCCATCTTTTTTAAATTTTTTAATAATCTTATACCTCCCTCCGTTTTGAAACAGCTCTAAGAGGGATTTGAAACAGCTCTAAGAGGGATTTGTCGTCTTGGAATATCAAGAGGTGGTGATTCTTCCCCCTCTACGTTGAATATCGCCGTACATCTGCAATTAATAATATTATCTTGTGATGCTCCTAAACCTGGATCTCCTGGAATCCTAAGTTTTTGACCTTGAACAGTAAATGGTTGATTTATATTTTTTCGTTGCCGATCAGCTTCTACATGTGATGCTCTTGTTTTTTCATCTAATACAGTATTCCAGGTTTTAAATATTTCTTGAGTACCTGGAATAAGCGATATTATAGATGCTATTGTTGATGCTTCTATAAATTTTATCATTTCAGATACTGTTTGAGTCTCAGTAACTGCTATAGTATCAATTCTATTACCTGAATTTGAATTAAATTCAGATAATATCTGATTGCCAACTTCTTCATTTGTTAGAATAATTCCGTTTGTAGCCGCATCTGTAATTATAGTTCTAGATATATTTTGTAAATTTCTTTCTGTTGTTCTTAATATTAAATCTGATTGTTCCTGACTATGTTCGTTAATATATACAACAATTTCTTTATCAATATTTTCTTCTTGTTTTATTTTAAAAATAGAATTTGAAGATTTTAAATCATTTCTGGTTACTGTACTAAATTCTTTTGATATGGCCCTGTAATGATCACGTAATATAGCAGTTAATTCTAAATTAAAACTATTTAAGTTAGGTATACTTCTTGTTGCTATCCATACTGACCTAACATCTAAGCCTATTCGATCAAAAAATTTACGTAATTTAGGTTTAAGCTTTTCTTCAAGCTTCATTTTTCTAGCTAATTGTCCAGCAACAGATCTATCTTTCATAAATCTTGCTCGTCGGCAAAGTGTTTTATCTCTTCATCTGTGTAAGTTCTGTTACCTTTAACATCTAATTGAGATTCCAATATTTGTGTAAATCTTTCTCTTGTTGTTTTTGTCGCATCGTTTTCTGTATTTGTTGTATCATTATCTGTGTTTTCTCCATCGGATGCAGAACTTCCAGCCGGTACTACGTTATCTGGAATATAAACAATGTCACCACCTTCAGCAATTTCTTCTTCACCGATTTCAGTTCTAAGCTCGTTAATGGTCAATACGTTAAGATCATTTTTCCTGTTCAATTCTTCATTTCTTCTGGTCTGTAATGCAGTAATACTATCCATAAATGGTACAATATCCTGATTTTCATCCATATTGAATCTTGGACCGATAAATCTTGTCAATTCGCAAAACATACGCGTTGCAAAAGGCAATACCGCATTATCGTATAAATTTAATTTTGCATTTCCCATATTTGCTAAAGTAGTTTTATCAAGATTAACCAAAGGCAAAGGAATTTTATATCTATTAAAAATTGTAGTTGTAAAATCTTTTTTTAAATTGGCAAAATCCATATCTTTAGGATTAATACTCATTTCCTTAAATTCTAAACCATTATCAAGTACCATACTATTCCCAGCGTTTGCAGAACCAGAATAAAATGATTCCAATTGTTCCCGTAACCTTTCAAATTGATCATCGGCCAACTGTTCATCTGTCGAAAATGCTCCAGAAGATCTTAAGCCTTTACGCAAGAGATTAAGATTATGAGTTGCTGCCTCTATATACTGATCCAATTCATATTGTACTGAACTCAATTTGCTTTTGCCACGTCCTGTAAAACGGGTATTAAATCCTTTTATTTGCCATATTTCAGCTGTTTCATCACGATTGAAAAACCTGAATTCTAAAGGATTTCTTGTAAATACTTCTTTTGATGATGTTGTCCTTTGCACTTCAATTCTATCTATAAAACCATCCCTTCCTTTTCTTACTTCTACAATCTCCGGAGAAGCTAAAAGTAATTCCGCTGGTGGTAAATTAAGATTTCCCGTTGCTATAATATAAACCTCATTGGTAACTAAGAAATATATACCCATGGTTTCAAGAAAATCCACAAGGGTCATATCATCGTTAGGTTGATTAAGAAACTTCAATATCTCATCATCAGTTGTTATATCTCCGTTTGTTTTAACAGCTAGTTGTAAAGTTTTAAATTCATCATTTATTATATCAACAGCAGTAGCTAAAGGGGCAACTACATCATAATAAAACAATGCCCTTTGTGGGGTGACTATTCTTCTTGAAAATTCATCATTTATAAATCCATTTGGAAACACCAATCCTTGACTTGCTGAATGAAATTTTTTTATAGGGACTAGATCTTTACCATAAGAAAATTTAACATTATCAAAATGTTGAATTGCTGTATAAGATTTTTGATAATTTTCTTTTCTTTTAAAAAAATTAAACATTATATAATCCTTACATTATACTCTTTTTTAGAGTTATATATGATGTCGACAGCATCAGTCAAAGGATCAACTTGGTCATCATGGCTAGCATTTGGAAACAAACTTGTTTCAAATAAAAAATCACTTAACCAATGTGCATTTTTTTTCAAATACACATAACCACTTTCAATATATCCTATTATGCCCGACACTCTTTCCACTTTATCTTTTGAATCTCTTTTTATACCATATATAGGAATTTTATATGTTTTTTTAATTTTTTGTATTAATCCTGTCCCACTGGATTTGTCCTCTATATATAACATTCTCAGTTTAATTTGTGTATTGGATTTATGTTTGTTCCAAAAAGCGACACAAACGGTTTCTAATTCTGGAAACTCCCACTTGCCCCTTACAATGTCAATTAAATACGCATTTCCGTCTACACCTTCCCCCCAACATTCAAAAACTGAGTAATCATTTATTTCTTTTGTTTTTTGTGCCGTGTCACCAACTATAATAGAATACTTTAATTGTGGCAATATATCATAATATTGCCAATATTCCTCTTTAAATATTCCACCTCCTGCTGGTGAAGGTTTTTGTTGATATTGACCAGAAAAGCCGTATTTTCCAAGTCTGATTTTAGCTCTATCGAGTTCTTTTTCATCTTCTATAGCAGGAAATAAAATATTGTCTTCTTCTCTGAATTTCTTAAAATTTTTGTAAGAATATGTTTTTCCACCTTTTGTATCTTCTATTACAGGGATTACGCAATGTTCAAAATCAGAATTTGCAGACGCTAATAAATGTCCTGTAAGATCATTTTGGTGGAGTCTTTGCGCTATCAATATTATAGCACCTTTTTTCTTGTCTCTCAATCTTGAGTAGAAAACAGAATCAAACCAGTCATTACATTTTTGTAATAATATACCACTAGAAGCGTTTGCGTCGGATGCATCTATTGGATCGTCAATTATGAGACAATTATGAACTAAAACACCATTTGCATAAAAATTTTTGTTATCTTTTACTTGGATATCATAGACATGTTCCTCTGCTTCGCCATTATAGATAATTTTGGCGATATATTCAGAGTTCCTCCGTGATGCTTTTTGCGTAATTCCAAGCAATCCATTACCTTCGACAAGGTTTCGTATTTGAACATAGCCCTCCCCCTTGACAAAGATAAGATGATCTCCCGTGCCTCGGATGGTATTTCCTTCATTAGTCTGTATTTCATATATGCCTCGTTTTTTTAATTTACGAAAAGCAAGTATGCTCTTTTTCTCCTCCCTGTCCAGTAAATGATTATAGCTGTATACTTTTAATTTCTTATAATTATCAATAAGATAGTCTAGTGTTTTCTCTCCATCGTCTGTTGATATTAATGTTGAACCCACTAAACAGTCCCCTCCCTCCCCAGTAATTTTACCCCCTACAGACACCGCTTGTCTTAAACCTTCTTGTGTAGTTTTAAAATAAGATTGTGTATTTTCTACATCTTTTTTTAAAACAGTAGCAGGAAAAAGTTCTTTATACCAAGCACTTTCCATAACCATTTTGGCTTTAATGCTCATTTTTGTAGAAAGAGAGAACGAATGAGAGGCAGACAATACCCTGTGTTTGGGATACTTACCCAAAAGACGGGTTGAAAAAGCAACATTAACGGCTATTGATTTAGTATAACCAGGTGGGACGTTAATAATTAATCTAGTTAGTTCGCCGTCTAATATTGCTTGCAAATATTCTGAAATTAAATCAACATGCCAATTATGTTGGTAAGGTACAGGTTCAACTGTATTAAAAACCTTACCAATGTAATATGGTAATTTAGTTCTTAAGACTGCTTGAAATTCACGATTGTTTCTAATATCCAACATTATTTACAATTGTATTTCTTCAATGAGCTTTATATCTTCATCATCTATTTTTTTGATACATATGGGATTATTTTTATCACCTATATATTGCAGCTGAGATTTTTCAATATAACCTCGATGTTGTAACTTGGTTTTGCAATAAAAAATTGTTGCTATAGTATCGTTTTTTTCTATTCTTTGAACTAACTTTGATTCTACATAATCACCTACAAATTCATTAAGTTCTTCAACTCTACGTTTAAAATTGCTATCTTTATTTCTAATATTGTAAAAACTGGCTCTAGTAATACCCGCAGCTTTACATGAAGCAGATATATTACCTAAAGATTTTTGATAAGCTTTTAAAAATCTATTTTTATCGTTTTCATCTATCGTCCTAGATCCGGTGTGTTTACCCATAACATTCTCCTGTTTCTTCTAAGATTGCTGAATTGCCAGTAAATTCTTGCCAACGTGTAACAATTATATTACAATATCTAGGTTCTATTTCCATCATAAAACATTTACGTTTTGTCTTTTCACAAGCTATAAGTGTTGATCCTGAGCCGCCGAATAAATCTAAAACTGTGTTAGGGCAATCAAATTTATCCCATATATCAATAAATAATTTAACTGGTTTTTGTGTTGGATGAACTCTCATTTCACCTTTTTCTGAATCTTTCCTAAAACCATCCCATATATGAGTAAACATTCTAACTGGTGATTTTATATTTGTATAACAAAGTTCACAATCAGTAAAATTTATTGATTTACCACCTTGTTTATCCCATACAATCCAACAAGGTGAATCAGGTAAATTACTTGAATAATAATTTGCCCCCCAAAAAAATTGAACAGGTATATTTAGTGATTGACATAAAGTAAATGATTCTATAGCCGCATTGGTCGTATCATCCCCTTTTATCTGTTGATATTTTCCTTTTGTACCTCCTCCTACTGAACCGTCTTTTGAAACTATATTGATCCCATAAGGCGGATCTGTGAAAACCATGTCTGCCTTTTCAAAATCCATTAATTTGTCCACATCGTCAATAGAAGTAGCATCACCGCAAAGTAATCTATGGTTGCCAAGTATCCATACATCTCCTCTTTTTGTTATCGGTTCTTTTGGTGGTTCAGGTATATCATCTTCACCTTCAATTTCCCCTATTTCTTCTGGTTCAGTAAAATCAAAATCTTCTTCGTTAAAACCAAAATCTACAAGATCGTCTATTTCAAAATTTTCAACCAATAGTTCAAAATCAAATTCACCTGTATTTTTATTACTTCGTATCAAATATTCGTCTGATTCTTCTTTTGTCAATTTCCTATTTGGAACACGAACGTCTATTTCAAAATCCTTATTTTCAATTTCTGCTAATATTTTACATCTTTGGTGTCCTGCTAAAATTGTACTGTCGGTATTTATTACAGGTACTTCAGCAAGATTAAATTTACATAAAGATTTTTTTAGATCTTTCCGTTCCTTTTTTGACAATTTCCTAGGATTGTATGAAACAGGAATTAAATCCGATAATCTCCTAGTTTCATTATGCCAAATTATATCTGATTTATTCGTCATAATTTTTAAATTTATGGTTTTATCCGATTGAATTTCAACAAAGTTTTTTCTAAACGTCTAAATAGCAAATTATATTTTACAAAATTTTTCAACTTTAATATTCCCCTGTCTATAATTTTCAAAATAAAATCCTATTTTAAACCCCTCTGACAGGTTAAATTTGTTTTGTAGCACAACCTACCTAAAAATCATTTGTAAGCCTGTAGCCTTATCTAAACTTAATCCTAGCCCTATTTTAAAACATGTTTCTAATGGTTTTCATAAATAAAAATTGAAAAATAACAAAATGTAACAAAACCAAGTGTTTTTATTTATTCTATATTTTATTTTGATATTTGTAAACTATAATTCATAGTGCTTTTTGTAAATTTTTTTTATTCCAGCAAGCTCTGGATGTTCATAAATCCACTGGCCGGTAAACGAATCAAAATTTTTTCTGAAAAATCCATCCAGTTTTTTATTTCCGGTTCTTATCATAATATCGATTTTATCACACTCATCATCAAACTGCTGATCAGACACCAGGCTGTCGTTTTTCATTTCATAGGCATAGGCCCATACCGATATTTTTATTCTTCTCCTGATTTCTTTTTCGATAGGATTACCCCATTTATTTATCATCGTGAAAATTCCAATTGGTTACGAGTTATAGGTTACACCCCCCGTAAACTCCTTTATATATGTAAATATATATATTTATATATGTATTATTATTATTATTATATTACTATATATATATTTACTTACTGTAACTTGTAACTTGTAACTTATAATAATAAATAAATAAGGAATAACAACGCTTTCAGGCATTTTTAATTAGTTACAAATTTCATTTTTATTCATAACCTTCGTTAAATTTTCAAGACATGGAACCTTTTTTTCAAATTTTAATCGAATTTCAGTATTTGTCATTGGTCGTTTTGTCCAGATTCTCCTGGCCTTACCATCTATTTTGATCGGCTTTGGAATTAACATATAACCTAATTTTTTAAGAAGTATGTGTCTTGCCCGAGTATGTATTTGAATATCTGGATATTCAAATACAAGATTTTCAAATAAATCTGATGATGAAATGCATTCATTATTATAATATTTATCTCCTGTTTTAATTAACTCTTTAATTTCAGATAAACCTTCAAAATTACATTCTTCAGTTGCTATCATTGATAATTTATATGACGTCATTGGTGCCTGTTTAGTTGACATAAATTCTTTAGTAATTTCATACTCAAGAAACCATTTACGTATTTCTGGTCCATTATTTCTTATTGCATCAAATAAATTAGGTAAATATGTGGTATAACTTTCTCCTACTTTATCAAGCAATTCATTTAAAGATTCAATTGTAACAAATATAATCCACCATCTACGATCATTATTTTCCATTGGAATCGCATCTTTATAATTCGTAAAACATATATAATTGGTGGTATTATATGTTGTATAATGTTTGACACTTTTATCATTTATCTGAATTATTCTATCAGTGATAAGAGGTTTTAAAGCATTCACCGCATCATGTCTGTTGTGTCCTATAATTCTTAATTCTTCTAATACGTTAACTGCTACATCTGTAGCCCAGGCGTTAAAGTCTGATATCACTTGTTTTGGCGCCACAGTTCCGACATTTCTGTCCCCTAAACATGCTCTAAGCAACTCGCCGAAAAAAGACTTCCCTATTCCTGGTATAGATTGAATAACAGGCGACCACAATATTTGTCTTCCAGGATATTGAATTTGATGTTG